TCATTGGACCTGCGTCAAATTGATTTGAAAGATTTGCTGTGGTATTTGCAGTAACTTGAACAGTAACCAAATCTCTGTCATCAGCACCACCAACACCTCTGGTATAACCATTTGCTTGTGTGCTGATTACTTTCTTAACTACACCAAAAGCACCAGATGTTCTACCAACAAGTTCTTGTCCTTCCGTTACAACCTGACTTGCTACATTACCAAATTGAAGAACATGATAACCAATGGTGTTAGCCGCAAATTGAGATACTGTTCCAACTGTAGTTCCACCAGAAGTCGCTTTGTTTACCTTTTCTCCACCAGAAAAGTTTTTGAAAGTATCTAATGCAATAACAACATTAGCACTATTGTATGCTCTTCTGATTGCTTGCACAGTTCCGTTTGCACCAGATGTAACACCAAAAAGACTATCACCAACAATAACGCCCGGGTCAGAAGTATTTGCAAGAACAATAACAGCATTTGCATTTGTTCTAAAATTACGACCTGCTACGAGAGTTTCTCCTGATTCTGGAAATCCAAAGTCAGGTGATGATAGTGGAGTATTTGCATACTTATCCATTCTACCAAAACCAGAGACAATTGGAGCAAGAACACCAAAGCGATTATTACTACTTACAAGATTAGTGTTAAGAGAAATTGCAAAGTTATCATTCAGGTCACCCCTAAAAATCTGAAAACTTGCTGGTGAAGAACCGTCACCCCCAATAAATTCAATCTTAGTAGTATCATTAACACTTGATGTATAACCAGAACCACCATCAACTAGATTAAATGTTAATGCACCCCCCAAGTCAACAGTCTGCGTGACAACAACTTTCGCAAACTTACCTTTATCTGCTGATATAAGTTCAACGACATCGCCTGGAGCATACTTAGCACCAGAACTAGTAATTGTAAAAGTTCTAATTCCAGCCTCTACAATTGGTGTATGTGGAGTGGTGCCACCATCAAACTTTACTTTGATTGGTTCTAAGTGCTGGAATGTTCCCTTGACTTTTGAGAGATAAATCTGGTCAATAACTCTTTCACGAATTGTTCTCTTTACAACATTTTCGACAAGTGCTTCTGCACCAGAGTCTTGTCCAACTATGGTTTTGCCGATAAACAACTTTGCATTATTTGAATCGTGTGAGGCGACAAGATATCTCTCAATTCTGAAATCACCGTCAGAGACTTTAAGTAACTGGTCGGCAGGATAATTAATCTCTACATCTTCATTATACAGAATGCGAAACAAAAGTTTGTAAGATTCAAATGTGCCTTTTGTCTGATAAAAATCTTTAATTCTTTTTGCAAGAAGTTTTTTATTAGCAAGAGCATAATCTGGTATCTCTGCTAAGAGAGTTCTACGAAAATACTCCAGATATTCTGTTGTTGTTAAATCAATATCTTTATAGGTAAGAAGATTATGCATTTCATGAGTCAGTTTACCAGTCTGTTCCATATACTCATAATAAGCCTTTAGGAAGAGAATAAAATTCTCTCCCTCTTCTTTATAAAAATCAGGAAACTGATTTTCTATTAATGCGGAAATCTTCTGAGAAATAGCCATTAATCAGCCTCAGCAACAGCAGTGATAGTCGCATCATTTGAGTTCATGAGAAGAATTTGCTCACGAATTGGTGTCACATCTAAGTTTACAGTTTCTACTGTTACCTTTATCTCTATCCCTTCATATGCACTTGGTAGGAAGTTCTCAATATCAATTTGCCCTGTAGTGTAATCAATAGTTCCAGCACCAGCAATAATATTAACCTTTTGTTTACTTGCATTAAATCTATAGATATTAATTCCACCAGAACCATTGTCTTCAAGAAAAGCATCAAACCCACTGTATGTAAACTTAGTTGATGTGAGTGTGCTTGCTCTCAAAGCATTGTTAAACTTCAAAGTAATCTTTTCTGCTTTATTAACATTAGGCACAAATCTTTTCTGAACCCTTAGAGAGACTTCGTTGTTAAGTAGAGATTCATTTGTATTATCCAATGCACGAACAAAGCGAGAATATCTTAATTTGTTACCAAATCTCTGCAAATTTGTGCTTGAGAATGAATCAATAGCAGTCTTAATATCTGCAATAATCCGTGAAGTTGTCAATGAAGTCTTCAGAGAATCATAATATGTGGTGACAGTGGGAATGATATATGTGTAATCAGCATCAATAATAATAGGGTCAACAGCGAGTGGTGTTCTGTCAGCAATACTCAATTTAATTTCATTCTTTCTAAGACTTGTAACAAAGTTCTCACCAAAAGGTTTGACAGCAATATACACTTTACCATAAACAGGCGGGTCAGCAAGTTCACCACCGAAAGCAGTTACAGATTGTAAGTCTGTATTTTCATTTAGAATAATTCTCTGATAATCATTATTTACCACTGCTCTATTCTGAACTTCAAAGTTTCTTGGAGCATTGAACTTAATACTATCAATCGTTTCAATTTCGTGTCCACCTCTTGCTGGTGAATTTACACCAGTAACAGCAACAGTATCAAAACTGGGGTCAATAGTAATACTATCAACAGAGAATGTATTAGCACCATTTGTAGCAGAACCGTTACAGACACGATAATCCACAATGACAATATTACCATTCTTTACAGGCTTACCCAAAGGCCCATCACCAAAGAATAATTCATATTGTTCATCAGCACACTCTTGGACATAATATACAGGTGATGTGGAGGTGACCGCTCTAATATTTGTTGCTCTTGTATATGCAGTATTTGCTAAATTTGATGCAGATTCTTGTACAACTACTGTAATGCTTCTTGTATCAATATTTTTATTTGGAAGAACATATCTTACTGGATTATTTGTATTTACAGTAAATCTTTGTGTTAGCGGTTCACCTTCTGTGATTGAAATTGATTTAACAAATGTATTTGAGCCATTTCTTATTGTTTGCTCTTCTGGTGTAACAAATGTATATGCTATGTCATCAATCGTTGTCGTAAACTTAGAATTTTTAGGTAGTGTAAATTGAGAAATATTATTAGATACGCCCGTGAATGTAATTTGAACATTAGCGGTTGCGCCTCTAGCAGAACGAGTGTTATATCCTAGTTCTTTTGCTCTTGACACAACACTATCTCTCTGTTGTGCAGTATCCAAAAACATTTCATTAGCAATCATGTTTCCATAGAATGCATTATAGTGTGTGTTATAAGCAAGCAAGTCCAAAAGCACAGCCATGTTACTACCTTCAAAGTCGTAGTCGGTAAACTGTGTCTGTGATGCAAGATATGATTTTAGATTTGAACGAATGTCTTCAAAGTCTAATTCGGTTACTTGTAGATATGTGTTAGCGGCCATTACCTAACTCTCTCTAAGATTACATTTAGAATGACAGGATTTATGTCATTACGAACACTAAAAGCGACAGTGACAGTTACAGCATTTAACTCAGAGTTATCCTCAACCAACACATCAATTACTTCGGCTCTAGGCTCATAGTTACTAATTACTTCACGAATAGCATTTTCCATTGTCTGTTTTGTTGCTTGATTCCACAACTCAAATAGATAATAGCGAATAGAACAACCAATGTCAGACTTGAATGGACGCTCAAAATAATTAGTCAAAATCAGATTTCTCACTGATTCCTTGACTGCTTCTCTGTTTGTATTTCTAGATAGTTGTCTTGTAATTGGATTTGGTATAAACAAACTATCCAAGTCACTGAAAACTACCTTTTCTTTTGCGCCTGCCATTTATTTCCCTTACATACAGAGGTCTTCATACTTCGTTGAATGAATACGATGAACTGATAGGTCTCCTTGTCTACGAATGCGTCTGTTATAGATATTTTTAATACGCTTTCTTTGACCGGGTCTCCATTTTAAGAACTTTTTCCATTTAGTCAGTGCATCATACTCATCAGCACTCTTCATCGGTATTTCTTTCATAATAGAATCCTTGCTTCTATTTAGGAAGCATTTTTAGCATCTTGGATTTCTTTTCTTCTGTCTTTACACAGTTTTGATATCTCCGCTAATGCTTTTCTTGCTCTTGTTCCTGCCGTCTTATTTCCGTTTTCAAACTTTTCACTTTCAGTGATATAAGTCTCAAACAAATTTACTAAGTTATCATGATTATTCATCGTTTTGCCCTTGACAAATTATAAAATTGTTGTTAGAATGATTCTGTTAAACAACAGATAAAATATTTAGTCTCCAATAAACACTGTCTTAGATGATGTTTCAATCTTATTAGAACCATCTGAACCAGATATCCCTGCTGGGTCATCACCAGTATCTACTGTATCATCTAGTCTTGCCGCACCTTTTGTGCCACTGTTTAGATTGATTGTCTTACCGTCCATTGTGATGTTACCATCAGCAACAATATTCAAATCTCCAGTGACATGAAGTTTATCATTTCCTGTTACAGTTCTGAAACCATTCTTATGATGTGTAACAACATCACCATTAGGATGCATCTCAATGAAAGTTCCAGACTTATGATAGATGTGAATCCTTTCAGCATTTTCAGTATCATCAATCTCTACCACATGACCTGATTCAGATTCAAACACATGATTTTTAGGATACTGTGCGGCGTATGGTGACGCTGGTTCTCCAGTAACACTGTCTGGTGACTTGGTGATG